GCGGACTTGAAAAGAAGAAAAATGGCGGAGTAATTTATTATGTTAGTAATTTCAAAGTACAAGAAGGTCCTCTTTCTTTTGAAGCTGACGATAATGATTTATTAAAGTCATTTTGTGATTACGTTGATAACGAAAATAAGGAAGTTATGAAGGCGTATGATAAAGCATTAATAAGAAAATCTGGGTCATCAACCCCCGGTGATGCAGAAATTATTGATGTAGATGATGCCCTTAACGATGACATATCTGATATTGAGTGAAAATGAACGTAAAAGAAGCTTCACTTATTTCCTATTTAGTTAAGGTTATAGATGGGAAGGCAGAAATGCCTTCTCATTTATTAGAAGAGTTTTCACAATTAGCTAAAAAAGCATTAGAAAAACACTTTACTAAGAAGGACACCAATTTTACATTACGTATGAGTAATGTCGGCAAACCCCTATGTCAATTACAAATGCAAGCTAAAGGGGTGGAACCCGAAAAACCATCTTATGACTTTATTGTTCGTATGATGATTGGTGATATTCTTGAAGCACTTATTATTACTCTATTAAAAGGGGCAAACATAGAAGTCAAAAATCACCATCAAAAAGTTGCTCTCGGAGTTGGAGAAAGACAAATTGAAGGAGAGTACGATATTGAACTTGACGATGGTATTTATGATATAAAAACAGTATCGCCTTTTGCTTTTATGCATAAGTTTAATGCCGATAATGGTTATAGTAGAATAAAAGAGTCAGATTCATTTGGCTATATTTCACAAGGTCATGGGTATGGCATGGCGGCTAATAAACCCTTTAAAGGCTGGATTGCAATAAATAAAGCAACTGGAGAAATAGCATTTACTGATGCAGTGACTGATGATAAAGAAAGGAAGGATATATATGCTAAGATATACGACACTAGCACAGCATTACTTGATGAGAGACCTTTTAGAAGGTGTTTCACCGACAACGAAGAAGTTTATTATGGAAAGCCTACAGGAAACCGCACCTTGGGCATTGAGTGCAGTTATTGTCCCTACAAACACGACTGTTGGGAAAATCTTGAGTTCAGAAAACAGCTCGCAAGCAAAGGAAAAAACCCAAAGTGGGTCTGGTACACAGCAATCGACCCCAAGTGGAATGGTACTCACAATAACTCACAAAGGACCAAATGATGCCGACCCCATTACAAAAGTTTGTAAGGTTACAGAGAAGGAAGCATCTCAGTTCTACTCGCAACTCGACAACAACTACCCGTTCCCTACCCTTACGACGGAAGACCAAAAAATTGTCATCCCAGCAAAAAACATTATTGAAATCCGAATTGAAAAAGAAAAAGCCGATGTCAACAAGGTCAGCGAAAGCAAAGGGAAGAAAACTTCAAACGTGGGTAGTTGATAAAATTTTATCATTATTTCCTGTTCTAACTCCTTTAGATGTTAAATCAACCCCTATGGGAGTTAATGGAGTTGATGTTCAGTTATCCACTTTAGCACAAAAGTTATTTCCGTATGATATTGAATGTAAAAATACAGAAAGAACAAAAACAATATATAATTACTATGAACAAGCTATAGACCACACAAGTGGCGGAGAGCCTTTGGTTATTATAAAAATGAACAGACAAAAACCTTTAGCTATTGTGGATGCAGAGCACTTTATGGAGTTAACATTATGTCAAAAGAAAACAGTATAAAATTACGAGCAGGAGACTCCGCGTTAATTGTACGTCACGAAGAGCAGGGCGGATTCACAATTGAAATATATCACCACATGGATAAAAATATTTTAACCCAAGATGACATTGCATTTTATGCCATGCTCACAAGAGGAATGGCATATCATGTAACAAGTGACTTGGAATCTGTGCTTGATTACGGTAAAAAAAGTTTTGATGAAACAGTTAAACAAGAAATAAAGGTGCATTAATTATGAAACAATTAGACATATTTAAATCTAACCCTGCTGTTGATACAGTTAATAGTCCACCACATTACACAAAGTCTGGTCTTGAATGCATTGAAGCTATACGGGCATCGACAGCAGATGGATACCAATATTACTTACAAGGAGTAATATTAAAATACCTATGGCGATACCGCCACAAAGGCAAGCCAGTTGAAGATTTAAAAAAGGCTGAATGGTATTTGAAGCGTTTAATTGAAGAAATTAAAAATGAGCAATCATCATAGTAAAGTAATTATTAAAATTATTGCTCAAGTTGAGACAGAAGAATTTGTACTTGATGAAGAAGAACTGCCATACATTTTAGAAGATATGTTACAAGATATATTACATGAAGTGTCTGGTGTAGAAACAAAAGATATAACTATAAAGGTAGTGAGATGAACATAACAACCCTTCCAACATATTATCAACAATTTATTCATAAATCTAGATACGCAAGATGGATAGATGAAGAAAACAGACGCGAAGAATGGGATGAAACCATTAGTCGTTACATGGATTTTATGCGTGAACATTTATTAATTACTTGTGATTATAAAATGCCAAATTCACTTTACGATGAATTATATAATGCCATTTTAAAACAACACATTATGCCCTCTATGCGCTGTGTAATGACTGCAGGGGCGGCTTTAGAAAGAGATAACACTGCAGGGTATAATTGCTCTTACCTGCCCGTAGACGACCTTAAATCGTTTGATGAAGCTATGTATATATTAATGTGTGGAACAGGCGTAGGGTTTTCTGTTGAAAGGGAATATATAAATAAACTTCCAGAAGTTCCAGAAAAATTATTTGCTGCTGCAGAAACTATCATTGTTAGCGATAGCAAAGAAGGGTGGTCAAAAGCTTTACGTAAACTTTTAGCATTATTGTGGTCTGGGGAAATACCAAAATGGGATTTAAGTAAGGT